TTGAGGGGTTAAAAATAGGATTAGAAAATGTCATCGGTGGAATTGCAGCCGGTGGCGGAATTGCAGCCGCTATTGAAAAATCGATGGATATGTCAAAGCTACAAACAAAGATTGATATCACCTTTGATGTACCAGAATCATCGAAAAAATCAGTTGAAGAAGCTATTAGAGGTGTTAGTACTTATGGTATTGACGCTGAAGAAGCATTAGAAGGTGTTCGCAGACAATGGGCATTAAATAAGGATGCTTCTGATGAAACAAATGCCGCTGTGGTTAAAGGGGCAGCAACTATTGCAGCATCCTACGCTGGAATTGATTTTAATGAACTTATACAAGAAACCAATGAGATTGGCGCAACGTTAGGTATTACTAATGAGGAAGCATTAGGGTTAGTTAATACGCTATTAAAAACTGGCTTTCCACCGGAGCAATTAGATATTATTGCTGAATATGGGGATCAAATGGTTCAAGCTGGTTTTTCAGCTAAAGAAGTACAAGGAATTATGGCAGCTGGGGTTGATACTAAAAGTTGGAACATCGATAACCTTTTGGATAAAAAATTGTCCCTGTGAGTGGTGACATTCATAGAAAACTCCTTTAATTCAGTGAAACTCTCAAATGAGACAATACTGAGCGAAGCCTTTAACAAAGGAACGTGCAACGACTAGCTGAAAAGCGTAGGGTGTAAGCTAATGACATCCGAAATGGGGAGCATCTTATATAAAAGATGATGATATAGTCTGGTCTGTATAGTGATATACAGAAGTTCATAAGAGAACTGGCAGGATGTTGCGAATCCTGTTGAACTTATCGGGGGTTAAAGAAGGTCGTATTAAGATGGCTGAGTTTGGCGCTGGTGTGAACAAAGCCACAGAAGAGATTTTGAATAAAACAAAAATCTCTACAGAACAGTTCGAGAAATGGGGACAAGCTATTGCTGGCGGTGGTGAAAATGGACAAAAGGCGATGCTTGAAGCAACTAAGGCTTTAGCTGGTGTTGAAAATGCTACAGATAGAACCGCACTTGGGACGACAATGTTCGGTACCCTTTGGGAAGACCAAGGAAAGAAAATCATCGATACCATTTTGAAAGCAGAAGGCAAACAAGTTGATTTAAAAAAAGGAGTAGAGGATTTAAACGGTGCTACTTCTAAAATAGATGCAAGCCCAGCAGTTAAGTTCCAAAAGGCAATGCAAGACTTACAAACGGCTCTCAAACCTGTTCTTGGAGTTATAGCTGATGTTGTTGCTAAAATCGCAGATTGGATTTCTAACAATCCAAAATTAGCGGCTACCTTGGCAGCTATAGCGGTAGCTATAGGTGTAATTTCAGGAGCGTTTATGGCTTTAGCGCCAATAGTTGTTGTCATATCGACCATAGGGGCAGCAATGATGGGATGGATAGCAGCAATCGCTTTGATTGTAGCCGCTGTGGTTGCTTTAGGTGTAGTTATTTATAAAAATTGGGATTCTATCACGAAATGGACCATTGATACTTGGAATGCAATTGGAGATTTCTTAGTAGGAATATGGAAAGGTATAGCACAATGGGCGAGTGATACATGGAATAGTATTAGTGAATCCACGTCATCCATATGGAATTCAATTAAAGAATATTTAATAGAGCTATGGAATGGAATCAGGGATTTATTAACTGGAACATGGAATACGATGGTTGAAAATACTACAGAAATATGGAGCTCAATTGTCGAATACTTAACCGGAGTTTGGAATGGTGTAGTTGAGACATTATCAGCAGCTTGGAACAGTATTAAACAAACAACTTCTGAAGTGTGGACAGCGATTAGTGAGTTTTTCATTAGCACCTGGAATGGACTAGTTGCTTTTATAACTCCTGTACTACAAGGAATTGCTGATTTCTTTTCTATGATTTGGAATGGAATTTCAACAGTTATTCAAACTGTATGGAATTTCATTACTCAATATTTACAAGCAATTTGGACAGCAATTCTATACCTTGCTACTCCAATATTTGAAAGTATCAAGAATTATATTTCTGAATGTTGGAATACGATTAGCTCTACTACAAGTTTTGTATGGGAAACGATTAAGAATTTCTTAGTTTCCTGTTGGAATGGGCTTGTAGCATTTGTTGTGCCGATTTTTGAACAAATTAAGTCTTGGATCATTGTGGTGTGGAATACAATCAGTACAACAACAGTGAATGTATGGAATGCAATTAAGAGTTTCTTGCAATCATGCTGGAACGGACTAGTTGCTTTTGTGGTACCAATTTTTAATTCAATAAAAGAATGGATTATAAATACATGGAAAACGATTAGTTCTACTACAAGTGCAGTATGGAGCGCTGTAACAAACTACTTATCGAGTTTATGGAACTCAATGGTTTCAACAGCAAGGGCTATTTTTAATAACATCAAAGAGGCTATTTCAACAGTGTGGAATATGATTAGTAGTGCAAGCGTCAGCGTATGGAATGGCATTAAATCTACTCTTGCGAGTATTTGGGATGGGATTAGATATACAGCAGCATCAATATGGAGTGGATTGACAGATGCAATTATGACACCTGTAAATTGGGTGACAAGGGCTGTTGTTGGTGCGTTCGAAGGTATGCAATCAGCTATACTGGCTGTGTGGAGTGGAATTAAAAGTGGTATAAAAGCAGCTATCAACGGACTTATTTATATGATAAATAAATTCATTTATGCATTTAATACACCAGCACAATTATTAAATAGAATTCCTGGTGTGAGCGCTCCTACGATTCCATATGTGCCGATGCTTGCTAAGGGTGGAAAGCCTGTAGGTGATGGTTCATTTATTACCGGAGAAGCCGGACCAGAATTATTTACTAAGAAAGGTAATTCCATTACGGTTACACCTTTATCATCAAAAGAAAAATCGCTTGGTATAACAGGAACAATGAATCAATTGATGGGGGATATGAGTCGTATGATGGCTAGTTCTATGAGTCAGTTGTCAGGACTAAAAACTGTTATGAGTGGTGTATATGGAAATATGTCAAATAGTAGACAAGCTATGACCAGCGGCGTTGCAAATCAAGTATTCAATTACTCTCCTGGATTATCTGGTGATAATAGGGTAAGTCCAATACAGGGCGGCGAATTAGTAGTAGAAGTTCCTGTTGTTTTAGATGGGCGAGATGTGGCACGCGGTACGTATCGCTATACAACCGAATATCAAGAAAGAGAAGCAAAAAGAAACGCAGACTTTTAGGTTTGGGTTTCTTTTATTTTATTAAAAAATGAGGTGTCAACATGAGTTCTTTTACATTTAATAACGAACGAAAAGACTTTATTCAAATTGCAAAAGGATGGAAAAGACCGGCTTGGGCGCCGTTAAAAAGGAATTTTTTAAGTGTTCCTGGATATCCAGGTGCAAGATTATTAAACACACAAACAGAAATGCGTGTTTTATCTATTCCTGTAGGAATTATCGTTCCTGATGGATCGGATTTAGAAATCATAAAAGAAGAAATTGCAGATTGGTTAATTACAGAGCAACCGGCAGAGCTTACATTCGATGTAGAACCATATAGAACATATTTAGCTGTTGTGGATGATAGCTTTGATCCAGATGAATTTGTAACACTTGGAATCGGCACAATAAAATTTGTTTGTCCAATTCCTTATAAGCTAGGAAAAGTGAAAACTCACACATTCACTCAAAGTTGGTCCACTGAAATTACCTCTGAGTTCACGAATAAAGGAAGTGTAGAAGCTCCGGCATTAATTGAAATGACTGTAAAAGAACCAAGCACATTTTTAGATGTATGGTTTGGTAAATATCCTTTAGAACGAAACTATTTCCGTATTGGTTATCCTCTTACTGTGGAGGAAACGACGGTACAAGAACGTGAGCGTGTGTTATGGGATGAAATGGCTTCGCCTATAGGTTGGACTCCTGTTACTGGACAAGTTGAGGAAATGAAAGGGACAGGTAGTTTCAAGGTTAAAGATGGACATGCTCTTTATTGTGAAAAATATGGAGAAGAAGGAACTAGTGGTTTTTATGGAGCTATCGCTAAGAAAAACATCCCTGGTGGACCGTTACAAGATTTTGAAATGGAGACATGGATTACTTTGCAATCCAAAAGTATAGCCGAGATGGGTCGCGTTGAAGTCCTTCTTTTAGATGAAGCAAGTAATGTAGTGGCTCGTATCAATATGAACGATCTATACGATAATGCAGAAATTACAAAAGCATATATGAGAATTGGGAATAATGGAACGCCTAATAGTATTAAGAAATTAGTCGATACCAGCGGCGGTTATTCCACTACATTCAATCAGTTCCGAGGGCGCTTACGTATCGCTAGAAGGGGCAAGCAATGGTCTGTGTATGTAGCTAAATTTATCGATGGTACATACACAGACGGGGCATCTCTTGTGGAACAATTTAATGATGTTGACAATAGTAATCCAATGACAACTCGGAAAATCGCACAAGTAATGATTGCAGTGTGCAAATGGGATAATCATCCTGCTATAGATAATATGTGCATAACAGATTTAAAAATATGGAAAGTAAACAAAGTTCCATCTAATACAAAACCGTATATTTTCGATACAGGGGATAAAGTGATTATTGATACTGAAAGAAGTCTTGTTACGATTAACGGAAAAAACGCTATCAATATTAAAGATGTATTTAGTGAGTTTCCTAAGATCATCCGTGGAGATAATCGTATTGATATTATGCCACCAGATGTTACAGCTACAGTCAGTTATAGGGAGAGATACAGATGAGAACGCCAAGTGGTGAATTGCATGTTGTTGATTTTAAAACAGAACAAATTGTAGCATCTATTCAACCCACAGATTATTGGGATGATAAACGACATTGGGAAATCAAAAATAACATTGATACATTAGAGTTTCGAGTATTTGATAATACAAGGCATTCATCCACACTTATGCAGCAAAACTTAGTATTAAAAGAAGTGCGCGATGGTCGTATCGTTCCTTATGTAATTACTGAAATTGAAAAGAATTCTGATGATAGATCAGTAATTGCTTATGCATCTGGTGAATGGATTCAACTTGCTAAAGCTGGAATTATCCCTCCACAAAAATTAGAAGGTAAGACCTTAATAGAAATGATGGATATAGCTCTTGCAGGTACGAAGTGGAAAAAAGGAAATTTAGAATATGCTAGTTTCCGTTCCGTGACTATTGATGAATTCATTGATCCATTAAGTTTTCTAAAAAAGATAGCATCATTATTCGAACTAGAAATACAATACCGCGCTGAAGTTGTAGGCTCTCAAATTGTTGGGCGTTATGTAGATATGGTAAAGAAGCGTGGTAGAGAAACAGGAAAAGAAATAACCCTTGGTAAAGATTTGATGGGGATTAAAAGGATTGAAAACTCTCAAAACATCTGTACAGCTTTACTAGGTTTCGTGAAAAAAGAAGGCGAAGAGTTTGTTACTATTACAGAAATAAATGGTGGTGTCCCTTATCTTGTGGACAGCGATGCATTTCAAAGGTGGAATGAGAAAGGGCAACATAAATTTGGATTCTATAGTCCCGAGACAGAAAACGAAGACATGGATCCAAAACGTTTAATGACTCTTATGAAGACGGAGTTGCAAAAGCGTGTAAATACATCCGTCGCTTATGAAGTTGAAGCACAATCAATTGGTCGTGTTTTTGGATTAGCTCATGAGTTAATTAATGAGGGCGATACGATTCGAATTAAAGATACTGGATTTACACCTAAACTTTATCTAGAAGCAAGAGCAATCGCTGGTGATGAATCATTTAAAAATCCGCTACAAGATAAATATGTATTTGGTGACTATCGTGAAATTATTGATCCTAATGAAGAATTAAGAAAGTTATACAATAAAATTCTTGGGTCATTAGGTAGTAAAGCAAGTAAAGAAACCCTTGAACAACTCGAAAAATTAGCGAATGAAGCTAAAGAAACGGCTAACAATTCTAAACAGACTGCTGACGATGCGTCCGCAGCAGCGCAAATAGCAAAGGATATCGCAGATGCTGTTTCAATAAAACAAAAAGATTTCCAAACGAAAATTATAAAAAGCACAACACCACCACCTAATCCTATCAAGGATTTGACATTATGGTTAGACATAAGTAACCCAGAAAAACCGATTCTTTATCTGTGGAATGGAACGAAGTGGGATAGATTAACTCCTGACACTTCTATCATAGATGCTGATATAAAAGGTATTGAGGATGAGATTAAGAAACTCCAAACTGAAGTTGGTTCTAAAGTTAATCAGCAATGGGTTAAGGAACAAATTCAAACTGACATCCAAAATAAGGCTGATATCAAAGATGTTTACAAGAAAACTGAAATTGATAAAGCTTTAGAGGGGCATGTTAAAGTACAGTCGTATGAGGTTGATAAA